GTTAAAAATCTTCCTGTCTCTGATTGTTCAGGTACCGTTGGGTAATCCATTAGGTATTGTCCTACCGGCGACGTTCTATTATATAAACTAATTGTATCTGCTGTAAATCCTGTTCCTATTATTGTACCAATCTCTTGGTCAAAGTTTTGTAATATAAAGTTATTATCAAATTGGAATGTCCCTCCTTGATAATCAAAATACTTTCCTGTAGAGGTATAATCTGACGGGGTAAATCCTGTTGGATTAACTCCTTCAGGTAAGTAAGTAAAGTGGTTTAAATCGTTCGTAGGGGATGTTCCTGCCCATTCATTTACATATGTACCTCCACTCAAATATCTATAACCATATTTAAAGTTTGCTTTAATCCCATTTGGGTATGGTGCTTCCACATTTATCTCTTGAGTTGTTGTATCCCAATCATTTAACCAATAGGATTGGTAATGTTCGGTATTAACATAGTTAGACAAATATTGATATGGTCTAATATTAAATTTATAATAGTATGTTGAACCAGTTAATGATGTATCAAATGGAACGAGTGCCATATTTCCAACTTTCTCATCGTCAGAATATAAATCTACAACTAATTCAACACTTGGTTCTAAAGTTGTACCAGTTAAAACAACCTCATAGGTTCCACCGCGTTGATATACAAAATCAACACTTCTCCTAATTTGAGAGTTACTATTTAAACCGTTTGCGTATAATTGTGGGTAACCAAAACTCATATTCCTTCTATTGTGTTTATTAAATCTTCATAAGTAGCTTCACCAATTAGATTAACAATTCTTTCATCATTCATGATTTTCTCAATTGATATATCCAAGAAATTTGCTGGTCTTATTCCAAACTTGTTTATGTTTTTTTGTATTGCGTAAGCAAAACTTTTATCCGTCATGTATCTACCTTTTTTATCTCTACCTTTTAATCCTCTTTGTTTTATCCATCTCATCAATGAACCAACAGGTACAAATCCTTTTCCTGCCATTCTTCCTGATTGAACCCATTGACCATATTCTTCCATCAAAACTTGTATTAAAGTATAATCATTTTTTTGTTGTACTTGTACTTCAACACTACGTGCTAACGTTCCTGAAGCAACCTTATTAGATGTACCTCTATAGTTAGCGAAACCGAATTGGTAACGTTTCTCATATAAGGATTGTCTTATAATATCTTCTAGTATAGGTGCTATTGCTTCTAAATCCATTATGCAGGGTTTATAATTTGATAAGCAACTGTGTCTGTGTCTCCGTTATGGTTTGATGTTATTGTAAATGTTGAACTACCTTTTGAACTTACTACTACTGGTCCTGCATTAGGATGATTGTTAGTTTGTTTGGTTAAGAATATTAAACTACTTGTTGTAACTAATGTATTAGAAACTGTTGCTGTACCAGGGTTTCCACCATTTAACGCTACCCTTCCCATTGTTTTATTTGAACCTGAAGCAAACATTACATTACCACTTACTTTTAATGAACCTGTCACACCTAATCCTCTTGTAAATTGTGGTATTGGACTATCACCAAGATTTGGTGGTATAACTAAAAAATCTTCATAATCAAACACATTAAAATTATCAAAATCTTTAAATTGTGTTCCACCTGTTGATGTTACAATATTTAATTCATTATCATTACTATAATCATTTGGATTATACACTCCCTGTACATAATTAACTGTTGATGTGTCGTCCCCGTACATATTAATATTCGCACCAAAACCTGGAACTGTTGTTGTGTCTACACTAATAAAACTCCTACCTATTAATGTATTAGCACCATCACTACCACTTACAATTAAACGAGGTGTTTGTCCATCAAGTCCAGAACCACCATAAATCATTGTTCTACCTATAATGTTATTAACTATATTAGGTCCAAGACCACTATTAATATTAATACCCGAACCACTTACTATTAATGAACCTGTTATTACTGTATTACCAATTAATCTATGTAAGGAACCTGAAGCAACTAATGAACCTGTAATTTGTGTATTACCAATTAATCTATGTAAGGAACCTGAAGCAACTAATGAACCAGTAGTTGTTATATTACCATTATTAATTATTAATTTTGGTGATATAACATTAAATGAACCTGTATTAACATTAATACTAATACTACCACTTCCATCACCACCAATATTATTATTAATTATTAAATTACCATTTGTTTGAAAGAAATTATTTCCTTTATTGGCAAAAGTTAATCCTAATTGACCGTTTTGAGCACTCAAATATAATTGATCTCCACCTGAACCTGAAATAATTGCTAATGAAACTTCGTTTTGACCTGATGCTACATTTACATTTTGGTTACCATAAAATGTATTTGAACCTGTTGTTGCAAATGAACCTGTTTGTATATATGGTTGTAGTGCTGACGCTACATTTGCGTATGTGTCGTATTGAGTTACACCTTCTAAATCTGTTGTTAAAACATATGAACCTGTCCCTTGAACTATTGAACTACTTACCCAATCAATTACATCAGGATAAAATGTTCCTGATTGATGTAATGAACCTGTAAGATTTATTACTGATGATGAAACTACTAATTCATTTCCTGCTACAACATCTATTCGTTCAACTGAACCATAATTATCAACCTTAACATAAGTTACATCATCACCTAAAAATATTTGTCCTCCACTTGCTGTGATGTGTGTATCGGTTGGTGATGTATTATATATTTCTAAAAATCTTACATCAGATTGATTTGGTTGTAAGAATAAACTACCTGTTCCTATAATATTTGTTGAGTATAATGAACCTGTAATATCTGTATTACCTCTAATATGTGTGTTGTTAGGACCCCATCCAATAAACACATCTCCTTCACCACCATCATCATTAAGATGTAATGTTCCGTTGTTTATTGTTGAGAAGTATAACGCACCTGATGGTTTATCCAAATAGTTAAAAGAACTTTCACTCCATTGAATATTTCCATTAGTTTTAATAGCTCCTGATACAATTAAATCCCTATTTGATAATGTATTTGTATTGTTAAGAATAAAGTTGTCACCATAATTATCCACACCAAATTTAATTGATGCTGTACTTTCATTATGAAAATGGAATGTACCATCGTTGTCACCCCAAAAACTTAATACAGAACTACCTGTTGAAAATGTGTCATTGAAATATCTTCCAATCCAAGGTCCATCATTATTTGCGTGAACAGATAAAAATGAATTATCTGTTGTACCTGAAGTTGAACCTCTTAAAATTACAGAACCATCACTACCCGTAATTAATTGGTTACCTGTAAATGTATTTGAACCTGTCGTTGCAAACGAACCTGTATTAACTGTACTTCCTGTAATTGGTGAACCATTCACAGTTAATGAACCTGATATGTTCACCTGTGTTAAACTCATTTGTAATGGACTATTATCTCCATCACCTGTTTGTATTGTCTGTAATGTATTTGTTAGTCCTTGTGTACTATCAGTCATCTTTAATAGACCTTGGAAGGAACTACTAATGTATAAATTATTTAATTGACCCATTGCTTATATTTTTAATTTGTTTTTTTAACTTCCGACCATTTTTGTGCTTCCAATCTCCATAGTTCAGCCAATTCTTCCCAAGTTATACCTTGAGCAAAACTTGTTAATGGTAATACACATCTGTTATAATCAAACTTCTGTTGAACTGATATATCAAATGTCCATCCACCAAGAACTGCGTCAGCCCTTTCTAACCAAGGGGTTAATGTTGCATCCCACTCAACTTCATAATCAGATAGATAAGCTTTAGCATAAAAATCTTTTGCTATCTCTAATGTATCTGATAATACATCTTGTTGGTTAGATAAATCATCATCAACTTTATCACATATAATTACTGTCCAAGTAATATGCATGTGGTTAGGGTTAAATCTTGTTTTATTTGGTATGAAATATAATCTTGGATATAATGGTTCTTTCTTGGTAATAACATCCATTGTTAATTCTGTTGCATCACCAAATCCATAACTTCTAATCTGTTCATGAGCATCCGAGAATCCTTGCCAATCATTTAATATTTGTTGGTAAGCACTGAATGACTCATCTTGAGGGAATGTGTAGTTAGGTTGTATTGGTAAATCACATTGGTTATAATCAAATGGTGCACTCATCTTTATGTGCATGGTCCATCCTGCTAATACCGTGTCAAATCTTTCTGTGAACGGATGTGTATCTGGTTCCCAATCTCCCACTATAATTTGTGAGAAGTTACCATATTGTGCTTGATATGACTGCCAAAATACAGTCCAAATATCTTTTGTTATTTCTAATGTGTCTGATAATACTTCAGATAGGTTGGATAAATTGTCCTCAACCTTATCCATAATGACCACAGCGAAGTTATAATGTATATGATTCTGATTAAACTCCACAGTTTCAGGGACAATATACATCCTTGTGTACCTTGGTTCCTGTTTTGTGGTCACATCCATAGTACATTGAGCCAAATCTCCTATACCAAATGAAAAGATTTGTTCGTGATGGTAGGCTATACTACTGAAATACGTAAGGATTTGTTTGTAATTAATGTTAATCATCTATCTATAAATATAGGAAAAGTCAAAACGAATAGTGAAATTACTTGTTTTGTGCTTTTTTCTGTAACCTTATTTGTTCATTATCATATGATATGAGATATGATAGCTGATTTAGAACTTCGTTTATCGTTTTTTCGTAGATATATTCGTGTTTCGTAAAATCATTTCCAGCAATTCTGTTTGTGACGACATACCATCCAAAGGCTTCTTGAAAAGTGCTGCCCATATTATCTTCCTCATCATCCATGTTAGCTTCATTTTCTGCCATAGAGAGAGCTTCGGGATCAAAGATGCTTGGGAATAAGCTGAATATCTCTTTCCGAAGTTGGTAAAAAAAGTTTGTGCTCCAAGCACGTACCTCACATCCAATTTGGATTTAAATAATTCTGCTCGTTTAGTCATTTTCTTTACATTGTATTTCTCAATATCAAAGTCATGCTCTGACCTTTCATTTATAATTGGTCTATACATTACTGCTGATAGTATGTGTAACATATTCAACATCTCATCTTGTTTCCTTGTTGAGATTGTATCCATATCCACAAACTCTGCGTATGTCATCTCTTGCCACTTGGGAAAGAAACCATATTGTACCCCATCTAATTCAAACCTATCTTTAAATTCTGGTTTGGTCATTGGTAATAGTTCCATTATATAAGCTGCTATATAACTTACCTGTTCATAGTCACCATCAAGTAAATCTTCAACAGGTGCTCCTGTAACTATACTCACTAACTTTGCGGAGAAATACTCATCACTAAATAAATCTTTTATTTTGAATATCTTTGTGTAATTCTCAACTGTCATTATTTCAGGAACATTATATTCCTTTTCATCTATCTTAAATTTTATCATATATATATATATTTATCTAACGAAAGCAATACTGTATTTACCTGTTGATTTTAAGTTCTTAACCTCATAGAACATTCTTAACATTACACTATCTGCTATATCGGGACTTACTCCCAACATCTTCTTCATTACATCCTTTCCAATTACACCGACCTTACCATCCTTCTCTACATCCTTTAGTTTGATTGCTAATAGTTGTTGAGTTAGTTCATCAACCGTACTTGGGTCTAATATATTAATACTAATCTTACCATCTTTAATTAGGTCAGAAAGTTTAACATAACATTGACTCTTTAAGTTGGTGAAGTTCTGTTCGTGTAATGGTCTTGAGTTGTTGACGAATGATGTACATCTTAATCTATCCACAAGGAAACCACCGACACCATCACTATCTGCTATGACTTGAGATGGATGGATTCCATGTTTGGATATTAAATCCCTGATGTGATTGTACAATGTATCTCCATCTAATTTGTTATATCTTATTATCTCTACTATTGTTAATCCAACCCATACTGATATGACTGTACTATCCCCACCGAAACGTGCAACGTCAATACATATATACTTCTTGTCTAATGGGTTTGGTGCATGTTTAAATGAACAGGTTGCTATACTATCAAAGTCAAACAAACTATCTATATCCTCATTGTAATTCCAATCTCCCATCAATAATCTTTTACGTTGTTCTGATGGTAATGAGTTTAACATATCCAAATAAGATTGTGGTAAATGTGGGTTGTCATTTGGAAGTGATGGTATGAACTGAATATTGTCTGGCAACCTTTCCTCAACATAAGGGATATAAAACTCTGACTTAATAAACCCTTGTGATGGGTTGGTGGTCATTAGTATCTTACCAATTAAATTATGTTCGTTTAATTTAAATCTTAAACGGGACTTAACGATGTTATAAGCCATTCTTGTAACCTGTGAAGCTTCCTCTATTACAGCACAAGTAATTTCAATACCTGCTAAACTATCAAAGTTGGGATCACTTGGTTTAGCTTCCAAATCCTTTAGGATAATCTCTGACTTATTATTAAATGTAATTGTATTTGATTGTCCATTGTATGTGTAATGTTTATCTGCTTCCATACCACTCATCTTTAAAACCTCAAATAAGGTGTTTAGAGACGTTTGTTTTAGAGATGATAAAGTTGTACGTCCAAGTAAAGTTCGTATCCCCTTGTACTTTAAACACATCGTCATTAACCATAGACACGCTAACATACTCTTACCTCCACCTGCTGAACCACCAAAGACCAATTCATTGGTTGTGTTATCCATAAGATAATCCCATGCTATTGTCTGTCTCTTGGTTAGTTTTATATCAGGCATATCTTTTTTTGAACGATTTGTTTAGGTAATAGGTTCCAACATAAGTAAGAACTATTAAATGTTATTTTACCATTACCATAATAGTTTATTCTTTTATCAAACATCAATATCTGTAAATCCTTTTCATGGAACAATTGACTTGGTGCACTATCATTGAACCAAGTCATGCTCATTAATAATCCAAATGGTTTATTAAATGATAGAGCACGTTCAAATATCTTTCTCTTACCTGTGAATGGTGGGTTACTAATCATTATATCCCACTCATCAGGTTCATAATTGTAATAATCTTTTCCTTCATCTATGTGAGAATAAACCACAGGATTTGTTTTACTAATCTGTTTAACAAATTCTGATTCAGGTTTATCAAATGGACACCATACTATTTTATCTTTTGGGATAAACTCAAGTATAGGTCTAACACCGTAGTCAGGTGTATAACATTCGTCATTCTTTCCGTTGGAGTATAATACCTCTTTTGAATTTATCTTTACCATAGTCAAAAACGACATTTTAAGGGGGTTTAATCCCTATCTAATACGATGTTAAGGTTTATCTCATTTCCATTAGAAGTTATGTCTATCTTCCTCGTACCCTCCAAAGAATGGATTTTAGCAATGTCCGCTAATACCTCTCTTTCAGTTCTCTTATTATTATCATCTCTACATCTCTTAAGAAGGTCGTATAGTTGGTTAAGATGATTTTCCAATATCTCTTCTTGATTCTGTTGGTATCTTTCTTTTAATCGTTCCCTTGCTTCTTTCCATAATCTTTCCGCCTGTCTTTCTGACACCTTAAACTCCTTTGCTCCTGCTGCAGCAAATTCTCTATATGATAAATGGTCATATAACATCATTTCAAATACTCGTGACAT